TGTAGGTGTACTAAACCCACGTCAGTACTATGAGCTAATTCAAGCTACTGGAACTAGTGGTCTTGTAAACAGAGATGTACAAGGAGACTCCTTGCAGTCTGGTAACGGCGTCGTAGAGATTGCTGGTATCAAGATCTACAAATCCATGAACATTCCATTCTTCGGTAAGTTCGGTACTAAGTATGGTACTGCAAGTGCAACTACTCCTGGCATAACTGACCCTGGAAACACCGGCTCATTCATTGGTGAATCGATGGGTGATCAGGAGAACAATGCAACTCCTTCAGGTCAGAAGACAGTTAACGACTACGGTGAAGAAGCTAAGTTTGATCACTCTTGTGGACTTATCTTCCAGAAAGAAGCCGTTGGTTGTGTAGAAGCTATCGGACCTCAAGTACAAGTAACCGATGGAGACGTATCCGTGATTTATCAGGGTGACGTTATCCTTGGACGCTTGGCTATGGGAGCCGCACCTCTAAATCCAGCTGCTGCTGTGGAACTCGTTGCGGGTGCTGCTGCAGGTGCAGGAAACAACGCTGCATTCTAATATT